CCATTTCACCAGTTAATGGATCATAGATTAATTTGTACCAGTTTCTCATCATATTATAAATATAATTTTCGTTTGCATCATTTAGATTTAATGTAAACGCGATGGTAAGATCTACAAAGGTTTGAGTAGGCATACCTGCAAACGAACGATCTGCAAATTTATATTTTTGGCCTATTGCATCTACAGATGGGTTCAATGCATTTAAACCACCAACTGATTTAACATGCTCAAGTATTAAACCAGTATCATCTCCATTCGGGCTAAACAAAGTTATCTCGAATAGATTAGGCTGAATTGGCTCATATCTGTTATTACTTGCCTTTGATTGGGTGTAATGTGGTAATGGCATAGCTTAACTTTTTTTTTATTTATTCTTTTTATTTATTTCTTATTGGAAGTTTCCAGAACTAATTGCACCTGTTCTTAAAATAGTTGTTCTTTGAACTAAAATTTCCATTCCTCTTACAGGTTCAATAAAAGTATCTAGGATACCAATATTTTGATCAATAACATCTGGTGTGTTATTTGTTTCGTCCATTATATTTCTGAAGTCATAAACGCCATCATCATTTTGTACACCTGATAAGAAGTTATCAGCAAGAGTTTTAATTTCTAATCTTGTTTGTGCTGTATTAAATTCAAATAGATAGTTTTTAAGAATTGCATCAATACCATCTTGGATGTAAATAACAACCTCTCTAACATTAATTGAACTTAACGCAGATTTTGGTGTTTGCTGTGCAGTTTTATTTGCAAAGATAGTTGGACCAGTACCACTCTGGAAAATGATAGGATTTAATCCAAATGGCTCTAAGTATTCTCTATCTTCTAAATCAAGATTAATTTCTAATCCTACAACACCAGTGCCGCCTACAACACCTCTACGAACACCTGCAACTAAAGACCACGGTAATGCATTTTCATACTTTGCAATAAAGTTATTTGATACATAAGCAGCAGGAGGAACATTAATGTTCTTTCCTAGATCCCTTACAGTAATGTAAGGATAATAGAATGCTCCCCAACTTCCACCTTGTGTGGTTGCAGGTAGAGAGTATCTAACAGCAGGGTTTAATGAAAGATCTCCACCAGTAGAAATAAATCTAGATGATATTGATCCAGTTATATCTTTAAATGAAGGGTTAATATTAGACTTAAAGTCTTTAGCCGAAGGCGCATTAATAATAGCTAATGCATTTTTCCTTGTTTGACATAAGTGAGTGTATATGGATTTAGATCCACTTTCTATACCATTTCCAAATGTATCAATTACATAACGAAAGTTAATAGTTTCTTTATCTGTTAAAGCTTTAAATAGATTTGTACCGCTTAATGTACCACTTAAAATGCTGTTTTGACGATCATTACTGCCATCAGGTACATGCTTGGTTGAATCTAACCTAAATCCATCTAATGTAAAAATGTTTAGGTAATCTACCCAAGAATCAATCGGATAATATAACTCAACCTTTAAAAGCGATGCTACTGGTGTAACAGAAATTTCTGATTGGCATGTTATCAATAACGCAGTAGTAGCAGAAGGGATAGTTGGAAAATCTGTAGTTGTTTTGCCTCCCTGTACTTGATTAATTCTAGTTAATCTTGATGTTGGTGTAGTTACATCACCTTCAAAATTTAATAAATAATTACCTACAGCTAAACTAGCAGCATCTGGGTTATTAGATGCAACAAGTACCTGATTAGGCTTAAGCAAAGGTTCAGTTGAGGAATCTGCTATAATATCTATTGAACGATTAAGAGATCCTTTTAGAGTTTGTACATCAAGGGTGTTTAATGGAACTGGAGCTGCATTAGAGTCTAAGAAAACTCCTGATGCAGAATCTAAATTAAATTCAGCTCTTACTGTAATATTTATAAATGCATCTTGCTGATATGGTACTATTCTAACGCTAGGTAAGAAGTATGCAGGATCAGAAATTGCAATTGTAGCTAATGCAGTAGTAGGTACACCAGTATGAATAAACCCATAGTCAGCGGCATTAAATACTAAATAAGATGTATATTGTTGGCCACCTATTGAAAACACTGCTTCATCACCATCGGTAAGAATACCACTGGAAAACTGACTATACAATGGACTTCCATAAGAGCCTATAACACTTGCAGTTCCACTAGCAGTAGGGAATTCATGAGCAAGAAAACCAAAGTCTTCTTCATTTATATAAGTATATATAGTACCATTTGTAGTTGGAAAATCTCCAACCACAATACCACCAACAGATGATAAGGTAATTGTTACTACTGTAGATGTTACATTAACAGAAAGTACTGGTACAAATTTTCCACTAATAGCACCTTTAAGATATGTTCCTACTGTAGTAGGGTTATTAGCAGTCATAGTTGCAAATGCATCATATAAAGTATTTCCAGCAGAACCTACAACTGAAATTTGAATGTTACCTCCAGTTAAAGGTGAAACTACTATGGTATCAAGTGCGCCTTTAGTAATAGTGTTTACTGTTTGTGCAGTTCTTAAGTAAGGCAGGTCAGATACAATTGCACCACTATAAGAAAGAAAATTAATATCATCTTGGATACTAGTAGCTTGTGTGTATTCAATGTTATGACCAATTAGATCAATACCACCTTTTACTCCATCAATAAGAAAATCTCCACTAAATAAGTCTTCATTTACAGCGCAGAATAATCCGGTCGTAGCAGTGTCAGCATTAATTACTTTTTCAACAAATAAATTATTGCCTAGTAGATCTACAAAATCTGGAATTAAACATGCAGTATAAGTTGCAATTAATCTTACTTCAGATTCCTGAAAAAATTCTTGAAGCTTCGTATCAGTATTATCAGAATTAAATATTCTTCTTTGAATACCTTTACTAGCATCAAAATATTGTTGGAATGTTGGATCAGCAACAAATCTTGAATATGGTGTAGCTGATGTAAAATCTCCACCAAAGTTACCTTCAATTACAAATATATCTACCATAAAGTCAGATATTAAACTGTCTTTGTTTAAGAAACCTGGAACATTAGCAGCGCCATACCAATCACTAACTGTAACATTAAAGCTTGCAACATTTGCATTTGCTGCTTTCTTAGCAATAATTGAAATTGAGTTTTGGCCTAAATTAACAAAATCTAAAAGATCATTGGTACTTAAAGAACTTAATACTGTTCTATTTGCTCCAACATTATCTAGGAATGCATCGCTATCAGGATAAAAGAATTTATCTCTATTGTAAAATTTTTGGTATTCTCCACTTGCACCTGCATTATTTTGTGCTTCTGGTGTAGCGGCAGTACCTAACTTAATAAAATCTACATCGTCATTAGAGTCTAACGCCAAAAGATTAAGTGCCAAAATTGGTCCTCTTTCTAATGCAGCTAAACAGCTTCTATGAAAATAAGAATCCTTTTTTTCAAGCGTTCTATCAATATCACCGTATACTTGCTTAAAAAATGCGGTATCTGGTACAAAAACAGGCGTGTTGAACGGACCTTTTTTAGAAAAACCTACAAGTAATCTTGTTTGGTTTGCTGGGATGCTAACAACTTGACTCTTATCAAACTCAAATCGGTAAGTACCTGAGGCTTTAAGAGAAGCTATTCTTGGATCTATTGCCATCTTATATTATATTTTTTATTTCTTTTTTTATATATCCACGGCATAGCTAATTTTCTACACAAGATCATAAATATCGTAATTGAGATTTCCTCCTTTAGAGTCTTTATCTAATATCTCATCAATCTTAGCCTGTATAGAATCATCAATGGTGTCATAGATCTCTTCGACAAAGTCAGAAAAGTCTAACGTGAAGAAAAATTCTGAACTATTTATACTTGTCATTATAAGATCATCATGCCCTAATTGCCCTGAATATGAACCATTGGGCATTTTGCCAAAAGTGGAAGCTTCATAAACCGTTTTTTTATCATTAATAATAATTTTATTCTGTGTTATGCATTTCTTAAAGTTTTGACAAAATATAGGTTTATTATCTTTTTTAATTTTAAGGCCAAAGTTTTTTATTTTTGCATCTATGCGATGCTTAAACTTAACTATCATTTCTTCATCAAAGTCGTTTCTCTGTGGGAAGACAGTTTCTATTCTTTTAATTAATTCACCGCCAAACATATTCCATTCAATAATCATCTTAACATTTTCTGAATAAAACATATCAAATGCTAAAATGTAAACAGCTTTTGCAAACTCTTCAATCGTATGTTCATTACTTCTAAACCTTCCAACTTGTCTAAGTCCAAAGAAGTCAACAAATGATCCTGGTGACGCTACCTTTTTCCAATCTTTTTCATCCATCATTTCAATCTTAAATATATTTATGATTGAATAGTCACCGCCGTTACCTTCTGCAATATCAATTGAAAACACCCAATAATTAGAGTCTTCCTCAACTTCATCTAAATCAAAAGTAGGATCCCATAATAAACCATCATATGAAACATTTTCATTTTCAAAGTCTGAAATTTCTTTATGAATAAACTCCTTTTGATTTTGTTGAAGTTTTTTAAGACTATCTGCTCCAAGTAAAAGAGAAGAGCTAGCTATAAATTGATTTCCGTATTGTCTATTAAAGGCCTCCTCAGAACCAAGATTAGCAACTTCCTGTAGCATCCAAGCTTCATCTCTTCCTGGTACATCCCACCAATCTACTCTAAATGGGGAATATTCATTTAATCCTTTTTCAGAAGAAGAATAAATGTCATAAAATTTATTAAAGCCATTTGGTGTACTTGTAATAATTACTTTTGAATTTACTGATGCAGATACCGTAGGATAAACATTTTCATAAAAAGTTTCAACAAAGTTATGAGGGATATGAGCAAACTCATCCATGAATAATAAATGTATGGTAAAACCAATTGCTGCTTTCTTTGTTGTAGTTTGGCCAATAATACGGCATCCATTATCAAACTTTGAATTAAACACATCCCATTTAATAACACCAGGTTTCAGAAAAAAGGGTAAATGTTCTAATATAGTTTTTCCTTTATCTATAATCTCTCTTGTGGTTGCGCCCTTATTGGAAAGAACTAAAGAATTCTTATCGTAGTTAAATAATGAATACCAAGCAATAAAAATTGAAGAACATATAGTTTTACCAATCTGACGAGATGCTAAACATACATTAAATCTTTCACGCTGAAACTGCTTTAGCATTTCTTCTTGATATTCTCTTAACTTAATTGTTTGCAGACCAAAATCAGTCATTACAGTACAATAAGTATTTGCAAAATAAACAATATCAGTTGCACACTTTTTAATTTCTCTAATTTCATGAGGGGTATAATTAAAAACAATGTTGCCTTTTCTTAAATTGGGATTACCTTCATAAAATGGAGTTGACTTAGGTTTATAGCCATCCTCTATAGCAAGCATAAGTTGCTCAACCTTATCAGAAGTCCATGAAAAGGATTCTTCTGCGTTTCCAATTTTAAACTCGAAGCCTGCGCTTTCTGCTCTAGGTTTCTGTGCCATATTCTAATATACCTAAAATATTATTTTCATGAATAATTTCGTATTCTTCTCCATCTATTTTAAAAATTGTACCTTTTCCAATTGACTTTATAATAGTATCACCTTCATTAACATTGCTGCCACTAGATTTAACTACTATACATCTACGATTATACTTTTCTGGTAAAAGTATGATACCACCTTTACTTACGTTTTCTTCTTCTATGACTTCTTTTGTAAGAACATAGTTATTCTTCATTTTGATCTCCATCTACGTCTTGTATGTCTTCTTCATTAATACTATCTTGTAAAGCTCTCATAAGATCTTTAGTTCCTCTTGCTTTAAGGCCAGTGTTACCAGATTTCTTTTGGGTGCTGTCATTGCTGCCCCCATGATAAATGTCAATGTCCCTAGAAAGTTTTTTAGCGTTTTCTTCAATTGCTACCATGTACATAGTTTGGCTTTTTATTATATCTAAAAGAGTTCTTTGTAAATCGCTAAGTACTTCAAACATTCTGGGTGATACATCACCTTCATTAATAGTGTCCATTAAAATAGAAATAGCAGATTCACTATTTTGCATTTGGCGAATAAGCATGCCTAATGCATATTCATCAAGTTCGGATTTTACCTTAATGTATTCATGTTCTTCAATGATCTCCTCGCTTAAGTAAAACTTAAGAAGGCTATTCATAACTTTCTGGGCCTTATTCTTTGCAGTTTGTAAACCAACTGCTTGTGTCCCTTCTGCTCTAACTCTTATTAATTGAGGAGTATCTTCTAAGCCAGGTACCTCATCAGGTAAATCATTTAATAAGTCGCCTAAACTATCTCTAAATTTATTCTTAGATTCTTCTTTCATTAATAATTAATTTAGATTATATATTCTAGCTTAACGCGGATTGCTTTGAGTTTGAAGTAATAATCTTGGTGATGCATTATCTAAAAGTAATGATAAGTGAGTATCTTTAACTACATATTGAGATAAAATTAATTCTTGTAGTTCTTCATCTATTGGCTTACTCCAAATACGAATGTTAGTAAGATCTGTTTTACTACCTAATAACTTCCATGAATTAGAATCAGGAATAACTATTGGCGTGTATTGTTTAGTTTCATTAAATATTTGTCCTAAGTTAGAGTTAATTTGTGGATTTATTGATCCACTAACAGCAATAGGTTCATATATAAATAGACTTAATTGTTTTGCAATAGAATTTAGATTAATAACAAAAGCATACCAATTGTTTTCTATTAGGGATAATGCTTGTGGTTGAAAAGTATACTTATAGTAACTATCATTTAACTTAATAATAAACCAATTTGGTGTATATGTAAATTCTACCAACTGCGCAGGCGGTATTAATTTATTTTCATATATCATGAAAGTGTTACTGGCTTCTTTGTTAAATCTTGGTGTACCTTGTATAGTATTATCTATATATGAAGTATCTATAACAACATTGGATGATCCTAATGCAATAATTTTATGAATACTATTATATGAACTAGTTCCAGCCACTTTAATCCAATCACCAACAGAAAGCGCGCTAGCACCTATAGGTAATGATGAAACGTTTAGTTTTACTTTACCGCCACTATTTGCTATACTTACTATTGCAATATTAATTCCAATCGGATTTGTATATTTAGGTCTTGCCCAAAAAGTAAAAGATCTGTCATCGGTTAAACCCCACCCTTTATTATATCGATACTCAACACTCTCTATACCTGTTTGCATTGATGATAATTGATAATGATATTTTGATACTATGGTCCAGTTATTATAAACATTCTCCTCTTTAATTAAAATTTTCTTGTCAAGAATTCTTCTAACATAATCATTTTCTAATGAGCCTATAGTATTATATTGATTAGGTTTTCTTACATCATCATATTCATTATTAGCCTCTTCACCAAATTTAGATTCAAGGTCACTTACTAAAGCGTTCTTTTCGTCTTCAATGTTTTTGTTTGGATAAAGAACTGCTGTTCTTTGTTGATAAGGAACTAAGCTTACTCTCCAATATGAGCCACTATACAAAAAGTCATCAGCATCAGCAACTGCATCAACTTCATACATCGCATTTAAGTACTGTTCAAAGTACATATAATCTCTCATTTGAGGCTTTGCCCCAATACCAAATACCTGTTCAAACGCAGATTTAACTACATGTATTTCAAACTGAACTGGAAAATCCATCATAAGTGGATTAAACTGAATCTCTTGTGTAGGTAACTGATTATCCGGAAACATGACCTTAACCTCAGCTGTTGAAATAACATCAAAAAGAGAATATTCTTTAAGAATAACATCTCTGCTTCTTTGATCTGCTGCGGTTTTAAAATACTTAACACAAAATCCAAAAAGATTTGATGCAACAGCTGAAAGCTGTTTGTAAGTCTGTACAGCCCTAGATAAATCATAAGGATTCCAAGAAGGCGCACAACAATCAATAACTAAATTTTGTGCCCCTGACATTAAACCACTGTCACAGCAATTAATCTGTGGTACTTTACATATAATACCACCATCTGTAACTATTTCTAATGCGATAGAATTAAATTCTAGTGTACCATCGCCCACCTGTTCATACTTATACTGTGCCCAAAATGGATTAATTGGATTAATTAACAAACCCTCTAGATTCTCATTAGTTAATGATATCCAATCAGAATATGTAACACCATCTATGCCCCACCTAAAGTGCTTACTAAAATATAAAGATGTGCTTTCGCCGGTTACATCATCACTATAACTTAATACTTCTACAACATTTTTATAAGGTTCTTGTAGACTTATTAAAATAGCATCGCCGTTTTCATTTGTAGTTGTTTCTATAACAGCCATGTATTAAGAATTTATTTGTTCTATAGTTTCTTCATCATAAGAAATTTCTTTCTTAAAAGTTTCTCCTATAATATAAGAACCTATAAATGGTGTTAACGCAGCAAAATAGGTACTTATGCTAATAAGGTCTGCTTTTTGTAAAATTGCCCATACTCCTGCAATTAGCCAAAGGGATATGGTAACATACATCATAACCTCTCTCTTGCTGTTAATGCCTGGTAAAAATATTGATGAACTTTTACTTCTACGAACACTTTCACCAAAAATATACAAGGCGACAAAACCAGTTAAAGAAATAAAATATGTTGCAAGTGCAGTAAAACTAGTGTCAAAATAACTTGCAATAATACCAACGGCTAACCATAAAAATACCATTAGATATGTTATGCATTCACGTTTAGAATCGCAACATCTTTTAAAAAACCTTTTCATAAGATATTTTTGTTTATATATC